CTAGCGTTACTCGCCCTTGTTCAAACGCTCTATCAGGATGCAACGATTCACGAGTTGCAGCGCGAACTGGACTACCTGGCAGACAGGAATCTGTTGTCCATCAAACGCAAAGGTGAGCGTTGGGCCATGAGGCTAACCTACCAGGGAGTAGATATCGTTGAATACACGGTTCCATGTCCCGATGGCATCGGTAGACCAAAGAACCCAGCGTAGAACGTAGGCGATGATGCTGTGCTGGTGGCAAAAGCGCCAGCGCTGGCGCTTTTGATCGCCGCCCCGTCTGGCGCGTCTTTTTCCGTGGCTGGCACCTTCCCCTTGCCTAGTCTGGTGGAGCGCACGTAAACCGATTTATAAATCAGGCCAGGGGCATTGTCGGTCTGCCCTCTCCTGCGTGTTACTGCAGGAGGCGTCCTTCCATCCGGCAAAACGGACAACGCTGACCGCTTTGCCCCCCGCTTCTTTTAAATCCGATTAAAAGACCGCCCTGGTCGTGCGGGCCATCATGGCTCCATGAACACGACCAAACCCATCCACATCTTTAGGCCTGGCCGCCATGTCACGATGGCTGGCGAGGTCATCGAGTTCTCCGAGGCGGATGTAGCGGCAACAGCGCGGGCATACAACCCCAAGCTGCACGAAGCCCCCTTGGTGATTGGCCACCCCAAGACTGACGATCCGGCCCAGGGCTGGGTGCAGGCGCTGATCGCGAATGAGCGCGGGCTGTTTGCCGCGCCCCGTGATGTCGAAGCCGCGTTTGCCGAGCAGGTAGGTCTTCGCCGCTACGGCAAGGTCTCGGCCAAGTTTTATTCCCCCGACTCCCCCAGCAACCCCGTTCCCGGTGTCTGGTACCTGCGTCACGTCGGCTTCCTGGGCGCACAGCCCCCTGGCGTGAAGGGTCTGGACAACCCGTCCTTTGCCGATGCCGACGATGGCTGCGTGGCCTTCCAGGAAGCCATTGAGTTCGGCGACTGGAGCGACCGCACCAACGCCAGCCTATGGCGCAGCCTGCGCGACTGGTTCCTGGCCAAGTTCGGCCAGGAGGAGGCTGACCGCGCCCTGCCGAGCTGGAACGTGGACTCCATGCAGGAATCCGCCGTTCAGCCCGAACCGGAGGCGGGAAGCATCGCCCCGGCCTTTGCTGACCCCGCTTTACCCACCACTGACAACCCGAAGGAGATCGACGCAGTGACCCCTGAAGAAAAGGCCCGGCTGGAGGCCGAAAACGCCCAGCTCAAAGCAACGCTCGCCCAGCGCGATGCCCGCGACAAGGAAGCCCAGGCGACCAAGCGCCACCAGGACAACGCTGCCTTTGCCGAGGGCCTGGTGGGCAAGGGCGTGCTGGCCCCCAAGCACAAGGATGCCGTGGTCGCGGTGCTCGACCTGGCGGCCACGCCCGCTGCCGATGGCAAGTCGGTCGAGTTCGGCGATGGCGACGGCAAGCAGCCCCTGGTGAATGCCCTCAAGGGCTTCCTGGGCGAGATGCCCAAGTTTGTCGAGTTCGGCGAAGCGGCCACCAAGGGTCGCGCCACCTCCAGCAAAGAGATCAACCCCCTGCTGGCCGACGCCGAAGCTCGGGCAGCGGCCAACTAAACGGAAGGATTTCGCATGAGTACCCAAACCCTTGCCACGCCGGTCGCTGACCTGGTGCTGGTGGAAGTGAATCCGGCCTGGAGCCGGGAAGCCGCAACCCTCACTGGCAGCCTGATCCAGCCGCTCACCGTGCTGGCCAAGGTTGGCGGCAAGTACCAGGCCGTCGACTTCGCCGGTAACGGCGGGGCCGAGAAGGCCGTGGCGGTCGCCTATGAAAAGGTCGATGCCTCGGCTGCGGACAAGAATGGCGTGGTGCTGGCCCGTGGCGCGGTGGTGGATGTGGCTGGCCTGGTCTGGCCTGTCGGCGCCACCGATGCCCAGAAGGCGGCGGCCCTGGACGAACTGGAGGCGCGGGGCATCGTGGCCCGTGCCGCCCTCTAACAACATAGGAGCTATGCCATGAACCTGGCTGATCTGTTTAACGTAACGACCCTCACCGCCTCGGTGAACAAGCTGCCCGCCATGCCTGGCAAGGTGGGTGCGATGGGCCTCTTCGACGAAAAGGGCATCGCCACCACCACGGTGACGATTGATGAGAACGAGGGCCGCCTGATCCTGGTGCCCAATGCCTCCCGCAATGTCGATGCCCAGCCCATGAAGGGCGGCAAGCGCCGCCGTCGCGTCTTCGAGACCGCCCACCTTCCGCTTTCCGGCCAGATTCTGCCGGGTGACCTCCAGAACATTGCCCCCTTCGGGCAGGAAACCGTGGCCAACAGCCAGGCGGTGGTCATCAACAACAAGTTGCAGGAGCTGAAGAACAGCATTGAGGCCACCCGCGAGTGGCAGCGTGTGGGTGCCCTGCGCGGCAAGATTCTGGATGCCGATGGCGCGGTCATCTACGACCTGTACGACGAATTCGGCGTGGCCAAGAAGTCCATCAACATCGCCTTCGGGGTCGAGGCCACCGATGTCCGCAAGTTCTGCCTGGATGCCAAGCGCCATGCCGAGAAGAAGCTCTCCGGCGTGATGGTCACCGGCTTCCGTGCCTTCTGCGATGCCGCCTTCTTCGATGCGCTGACTGGCCATGCCAATGTGCAGAAGGCTTACGCGGCCTACCAGGAAGCGCAGGATCGCCTCGGTGGCGACATGCGTAGCGGCTTCCGCTACGGCGACATCGAGTTCGTGGAATACGACGTCACGGTATCCGGCCAGAAGTTCATCCCGGAAGGCGTGGCTCAGGTGTTCCCGGTGGCTCGCGGTGCCTTCGCCATGTACAACGCCCCGGCCAACTACAACGAGACCGTCAACACCATCGGTCAGCCGTACTACGCCAAGGCCGAAGCCCGCAAGATGGGCAAGGGCTGGGACTTGGAAGTACAGGCCAACCCGCTGGCCCTGTGCCTCTTCCCCGAAGCCCTGGTCGAGCTGAAGGCAGCCTAACCCATGCGCTACTGCACCCTCGAAGACCTGACCCTGGCGATTCCGGCCCGGACGCTGGCGCAGTTGTCCAACGACACTTCGCCCGCCACCGAGCCGAATCTCCCGGTCATCGAGCGTGCCGTGGCGCACGCCGAAGAGGTGATCGACGGCTACCTGCGAAGCCGCTACGAGCTGCCGCTCAAGGATGTGCCCACGGTGGTGCGCGAGCTGACCGTCAACATCGCCAGGCACTGGCTTTACGCCCGCCGCCCGGAGGGCAAGGATGATCTGCCTCCGGCGGTGGTGCGGGCCTACAAGGCGGCAATGGACATGCTCGCGGCCATCCAGAAAGGAGCGCTGACCATCGGTGTCCAGGCTTCGCTTGGCTCCCAGCCGGAGCCAGGAAAGATGCGGGTGAAGACCAGCGGCTCACGTCTCTTCGGACGATCCACCCTGGACAAGTACTGACATGAGCGACACGTTGATTCCCAACACCAGCGAGGCCCTCGAAGAGGCTGTGATTGCCCGACTGAAGGCCCGCTTTCCCGATCTGGAAGTGGAAGCCTTCCCCGATGACCCCGACGAATACCGGCTGAACCATCCCCTGGGTGCGCTGCTGGTGCGCTATCACGGCAGCAAGTTTGGCCCCCTGCTGGATACCGACCTGGTGGTACAGGATCGGGTGATGGCAGTGGAGGTCACGCTGGTCTTCCGCAGCCTCAACGGCAAGGAAGGCATCTACGCCTACCTGGAAGCGGTACGGCTGGCGCTGGCGGGCTTCAAGCCGCCTGCCTTCGCAAAACTCAAGCCCATCGGCGAGGAATTCCTCTCCCAGGGCGGCGGCGAGTGGCGGTACGCCATCGACTTCGCCACGACCACCACGGTGATCGAGGAAGGCGAACCCGACCTTGACCCGCTATCCACCCGAATCTCGTTCAAGTGAGGAGAACCATGAAATACCGTTATCAAGGGCCGGTCGATTCGAGCGTCACGCTCAAAGTCGACGGCAAAGAGCAAGACGTGATGCTGTTCCGGGGCAAGCCTGTCGAGTTGCCCGAAGGCCACGACTACGTCCAGATGCTGGTTGCCCTGGACTACCTGGTGCCGGAGAACGAAGCGCCCGCTGTGGCCGACGCCCAAGCTCCGGCTGACGCCCCCGACTCCACCCTCAAGAAAGGAGCCAAGTAATGGCCGCCAACTTCCTGCATGGCGTTGAGACCATCGTAATCAAGGATGGCCCGCGCCCCGTCAAGCTGGTCAAGTCGGCAGTGACCGGCCTGATCGGCACCGCACCTACCGGCCCGGTGAATGTGCCGACGTTGGTCGCCGCCGACAAGGATGCCGCCCAGTTCGGCAGCGACCTGCCGGGTTTCACCATCGCCTCGGCGCTGGATGCCAACTTCGACCAGGGCCGCCCCACCTCCGGCGTGGTGATCGTGGTCAACGTGCTCAACCCCGCCATCCACAAGAGCAGCGTGGCCAATGAGTCGCTGACCTTCGGCGTGAATGATCGCGTCAAGCTCGCCTACCCGGCAGTGGCCAACCTGGTGCTCAAGAGCAACGATGGTGCGACCGCCTACGCGGCAGGCACCGATTACACCCTGGATGCCGTGACCGGCACCCTGGTGCGCGTGGCTGGCGGCGGGATCGCCGTGGGGGCCACGGTCAAGGCTGTCAGCTACGACTATGCCGACCCGACCAAGGTGACTGCTGCCGACATCATCGGCGCGGTGGATGCCGCCGGTAAGCGCACTGGCATGCAGGCGCTGCTGGACAGCTTCACCCTGATGGGCTTCTTCCCCAAGCGCCTGATCGCGCCGGTGTACTGCACCCTGAACAGCGTCTCCACCGAACTGATTGCGATGGCCAACCGGCTGCGCGGTCGCGCCTATATCGATGCGCCCATCGGCATCACCCCGGCCCAGGCGATTGCCGGTCGCGGCCCGGAGGGAACCATCAACTTCAACACCTCCAGTGGCCGGGCGCGGCTGTTCTACCCCCACGTCAAGGTCTATGACGCCACGGCCAATACCGACCGCATGGAACCGCTCTCCCAGCGTGCGGCGGGCCTGGGCAACGCCATCGACATCGAGAAGGGCTATTGGTGGAGTATGTCCAACCAGGAGATCGTGGGCATCACCGGGATCGAGCGCACCATCAGCGCCATGATCAACGATCCCAACTGCGAGGCGAACCTGCTCAACGAGGTGGGCATCACCACGGTGTTCAACTCCTTCGGTACCGGCCTGCGCCTGTGGGGCAACCGCACGGCGGCCTGGCCGACCGATACGCACCCCTCGAACTTCGAGAACGTGCTGGCGGTGGGCGACATCATCGACGAATCCATCGAGTACTTCTGCCTTCAGTTCATCGACCAGCCGATCACCAATGCCTGGATCGACTCGGTGTCCGAGAGCGTCAATGCCTTCCTGCGCAAGCTGGTGGCCGATGGCGCGATCCTGGACGGTCGCTGCTGGTACGACCCGGCGGACAACGAAGCCACCGAACTGGCGGCAGGCCATGTCACCTTCCGGCGCGACTACATGCCGCCCACCCCAGCCGAGCGCATCACCCACAAGACGCGGGTGAACATCGACTACCTCAAAAACCTCGGCAAGAAATAAGGAGGCCCCATGAGCGTCAGCATCAATCGCATCACCAACGCCAACGTCTACCTAGACGGCGGCACCCTGCTAGGCAAGGCCGAGGAAATCAAGCTGCCCGATGTCACCGCCAAGATGTCCGAGCACAAGGCCCTGGGCATGGTCGGCACCATCGAACTGCCCTCCGGCTTCGACAAGATGGAAGGCGAGATCAAGTGGTCATCCTTCTACAAGGACGTGATGACCAAGGTGGCCAACCCCTTCAAGTTCGTGTCGCTCCAGGTGCGTTGCAGCGTGGAGACCTACACCAGCCAGGGGCGTACCGAGCAGAAGTCGCTGGTCACCTTCCTGACTGTCGCCTTCAAGAAGAACCCAGGCGGCACCTTCAAGCAGCACGACAACGCGGAATTCCCGACCGGCTTCGCCTGCTACTACATCAAGCAGGTGCTGGACGGCCAGGACATCCTGGAATTCGACCCCATGTCGAACATCTACAAGGTGGCGGGCGAGGATCAACTCGCCAACTATCGCGCCAACATCGAGTAAGAAAGGACTGACACATGGCTGAAACTGCAACCCAGAAACCGGGCGTACTCAAGGAAGTCAAGCTCCCCAGTGGTGCCCAGGCGATCTTCTACCGCCGCAAGGGTGTTGCCCTCATCAATGCCCAGCGCAAGGCCGGTGGCGACTCCTCCCGCGTGGCCTTTGCCCTGCTGTCGGAAATCGTCGAGGTCGACGGCAAGCCCTGCCTGATGGAAGACTTCGACGAAATGGATCTGTTCGACGTGATGCGCCTCTCCGAGGAGCTGGGTGAATTGGGAAAGTCTGGCCAGACGCCCAAGCCCTGATCCAGATGGCCGAGACCGTGCATACCGGTCTCGACCGCCTGGCTGAGATGGACTTGGCTGACCTGGCCTACTGGTGCCTGGAGACCAGGCGATACCTGGAGGCAAAGGCCGAGGCCATGCAAGCCCAGATGCAAAGATGAAGATGCCCGCCCAGGGTGACAACTGAGGCGGGCATTTTACGTTCACCACCGACCGCCGCTCAGGCGGTTTTCTTGTTTTAAAGCGGATTAAAAGACGGTCTCGACCGACATGAGGAAACTACCGCCATTGATGCCAAGCGGTAGGTCTCGGATGACGGCGGCGGACTGGCGAAAGGCGGTTCTTCAAGCAGCGCCAGCCCAACACAGCCATCGGTCGGACTAGGGCGGCGGCGAGCAGGACAGCAGCGGCCAGGGCCACACCGATGATGGCGGCGCTGAACGTCAGCCCGAAGGCCACCGCGAGCACAACGGCAACTCCACCCACCAAGGATGGAGCCAGCCAGTACGCGAAGCCAAGTTTCAGCAAGTTGTCCATGTCAGGAGTTTAGATCGTGTCCACCAGTCTGATGACCATCGGTCTGATGCTCAAAGCCTACGACCAGATGTCGGCGGTGGTGTCATCAGCATCGAGCAAGTCTATTGCCAGTTTGGGCCAGGTACAGGAGAAGTTCAAGAACCTCTCCGACCAGGCGGAACAGTTTGGCCGCGCCACCCTGGCCAGCGGCATGATTGCGGCGGGTTCTGTCGCCAAGCCCCTGCAAGCCTTCGCTCAGTTGGAAGACGCCACCACCAGCCTGAAGGTGGCGATGATGAACAACTTGGGGCAGGTTCCGCACCAGTTCGAGGCCATCAACAAGCAGGCCATCCAATTGGGGAACATCTTGCCTGGTACCACGGCTGACTTTATCGGCGCAGCCCGCGCCCTAAAGGAACAGGGTACGGAGTTGGACACTATCGTCAACGGCGGCCTCAAGTCTGCGTCCTATCTCTCGGTGCTGCTCAAGATGCCCGCCCAGGAGGCCGCCGAAATGGTGGCCAAGCTGCGCGAGTCTTACGGCCTGGCCGACAACGAGTTGGAGAAGATGGCCGACCTCACCCAGCGGGCGCGGTTTGCCTTCGGCATGACGCCGCAGGACATCAAGATCGCCTCCAGCTACTCCGGGGCCACCCAGAACATCCTCGGCCTGACTGGACTGGAAAACGCCAAGAAACTGTTGGCCATGCAGGGCCTAGGGGCCGGGGTGTCGCTGGAGGGGTCGAGCTGGGGCACGAACTTCTCCATGCTGTTGAGCCGCACGGCGGAATCGAAAGACCGGCTGGCCAAGAACAGCAAGGAAATGCGGGCTATCAACGAGGAGATGAAGGCATACGGGATCAACCTTCAATTCTTCGACGACAAAGGGAAGTTCATGGGCCTGGACAACCTGGTCAAGCAGTTAGAGAAGACCAAGGTTATGCAGGATGTAGATCAGATCAACATGTTCAAGAAGCTGTTCGGGGTGGAAGCTGGCCGCCCTGCACAAATAATCGCTCAAAAGGGATTCACGGGTTATCAGGAAGCAATCCAGAAAATGGAGCGGCAGGCCAGCCTTCAACAACGCATCGAGTTGTCGCTCACCACCATCAAGAACAAGTGGGAGGCGCTGACCGGCACGCTCACCAATGCACTGGCAGCGGTCGGCGAGCCGATTGCCAACTTCATCGCCCCGGCCATCGTGGCGCTGAATGAATTCGTCGGCGGGCCCATGATGGACTTCATCGGGCGGAATCAGACACTGGTCGGCGTGATCGGAACCTCTGTCCTGGTCATCGGTCTGCTGGCGATTGCGCTAGGCACATTGGGCCTGGTGGCAGGCACGGCGGGAAAATTCATCGTGGGCGGCATGGGGGCCATCCAGGGCATGGCAGCCGCGTCACGTTTCGCCATTGGATGGCTGGCTACGCACCGCCTGGAGATTCTGCGGCTGATGGGGGTGCAACGCGCCCAGATTGCCATCCAGAACCTGCAAAACGCGGTCGTCTACCGGGGAGGGGTCTGGCAGGCGATCCAGTACGCGCTGCTGACCACCCGTTACCGGATGCTGGCGATGGTGGCCGCCACCCGCGCCTGGATCGTGGCCATGTCCGGCCAACTCGTGGCGGGCATCGGCGCTGCCGTGACGGCGATGCGAGCATGGGCAGTTGCCTCGCTGGCTTGGATACGCACCAACCTGCTGACCGTGGCCGGGCTGCGGGGCTTGGCAGCATCGTTTGCCGGTTCCCTGGTGACAGGCATCAAGGCGGCCATCATGGCTGTCAGGGCGTTCTCGGTGGCGCTGCTGGCCAATCCCATCGGTCTCATCGTGGCCGTGGTGGCTGGTGCTGCTTTCCTCATTTACAAATACTGGAAACCGATTGCAGCCTTCTTCTCTGGCCTGTGGGCGGGCCTCAAGGCGGGACTGGCTCCACTGGCCCCCGCTTTCCGCCAGTTCGCCGCCCTGGCCACGACGGCGCTGTCGCCGATCACGACACCCTTGCGTGCCCTCTGGAATTGGCTGTCGCGCATCTTCGGGCAGGTTGAGGATACCGGCGGTGCGGCCCGCAACCTGGGCGTGGCCGTGGGTCAAGGCGTGGCGCGTGCCATCCTCTGGGTGGGCCGCTTGGTCAAGTCGGTTTTCGAGCTGCCAGGCAAGTTCTTTGATGCAGGCGCAGCCATCGTGCAAGGGCTATGGCGTGGCATCGAGTCGCTGGCCAGCAAGCCTATCGAGGCCATCAAGAAGATTGGCACCGACGTGGCCGGGGCGTTCAAGAGCCTGCTTGGCATCCGTTCACCGTCCCGTGTCTTCATGGGCTTCGGCGCGAACATCGGCGAAGGTGTGGAAGTGGGCATGGGGCGGACGGTGGACAAGGTGCGCCAGGCCGCCGGAGCTTTGGCGCTGGCCGGTGTGGCTGGTTTCGGCCAGCCTGCGCTGGCAACGCCTGCTCCGTACAAGGCCACGGTG